AGCTTTCAATGTCAAACAAAAACAAAGTCCGTGATGCTTTAAAAGAAAGAGTCGATGGATTCCAGATTGAGAAAGTTATTGCAGACACAAAAAAGTTTGACCAGTTTATTGAAATAAAGACAAATCTAGAAAACAATTCTAAATCTGATTCTCTTGTTATTGAAAACCTTAAGTCAAAGAAATCTATTGCAGAACATGAACTAAAAGATCTTCAAGCAAAGAAAAAAGAATACGAAAAAAATAAAGATGCAATTGAGAAAGTTGAAGAACTTAAATCTGAAAGAATTGAGCACCTTACAGAACTTGCAAAGCACAAAAGTGAATTGCAGCGATGCGATAATCAGCTCTTAAAGCTTTACAAAAACCACGGTTATTATGAGCAAAAGATTGAAAACTTAAACGAAAAAAGAACAGAAAAAGAAAACATGCAAAACGAATTTGAGGCATACGATCTTTATATGCGCTCAATGCACCCAAACGGAATTGCATACGACATTATTAAAAGATCATTACCAGTAATCAACTGTGAAATTTCAAAAGTTCTTTCAAATGTGGTAGACTTTGAAGTGTTCTTTGAGACTGAGGATAATCGTTTGGATATTTATCTTAAACACCCTGATCGTGATCCAAGCCCGTTAGAGATGGCCAGTGGAGCAGAAAAGACAGTATCAGCAATGGCGATCCGATTAGCATTTATTGCAGTTTCGACAATTCCGCGAAGTCAATTGTTTGTTCTCGATGAGCCAGGAACAGCACTTGATGAAGAAAGAATGGAAGGATTTACAAGAATTCTTGATGTTGTTAAATCCGTTTTCAAAACAGTTGTCCTTATTTCTCATTTGGACAGCTTAAAAGATACAGCAGATTCAGTCATAAACATCGAAGCAAAAGATGGATATGCTAATGTGAACTGTTAACAAAATAAGAAACTAATTATAAGGAGGTGATATTATATGAAAGATTTGGAAATCAAAGAGATTTTTGAAAAGGTTAGTGAAGGCGTAGCTGGCGTTACCAGTGTTGTCATTAATCTTGTTGCACTCGCAATTCTTGTCGAAGTCATTTATGGCCAAGGCATTTTCGGAATGGGCGTAATTGGCAACATCACCAAACTCGTAAATGACATCGGGTCAAGCGGCTTTGCTGGATTGGTTTCTCTTCTTGTACTCGTTGTACTATTTAAAGGAAAGAAATCGTCATGACAGAAGTAATCAAACCATTCGCAGATAAAATGATGGGAAAGATCATTTCCCGCAAATTCACAGTATTCTCCCTCGCAACAATATTTTTATATCTCGGCAGCATCACTGGCGAACAATGGGTTGCTATATCTTTGGGCTATATTGGCATTCAAGGAATTGCTGATATTGCTACACAATGGAAATTTGGGAAACAATAATTATGAAATTGACAAAAGAAAAACTACAACAAATAATTCAGGAAGAACTCCAAGAAGCAATCCAAAAAGAATCTCTTGCAAAAGCAAGTGCAGCATTAATGGATTTTGATGGAGAAAAAGAACAAGCCCAAATCCGTAACAAAGCAGATGAAATGGTGGATTTTGGAAAGTGGGAAAAGCAAATGGATAAAGTTAGTGATGACTTTGAGGCAGCTATAATGGCTCTTGAAAAACCATTGCTTGCGAAGGATAAAGAAGGCATAGCTCAAGCTAGAGCAAATATTCAAAAAGCTAGAGTAGCGTTTAGGCAAACTCTTATGCAAACTAGTGATAAATTGTTTATGTACTTCATGACTGTAAAGAAGTTAGGTGGCATTTTAAAACCTGATGAAGAAAAGCTGCTTCAACGCGCATTCAAGAGAATCAAGCAGAGACAAGCAATGGACCAAGAGAAAGCTCAAATCGCCAAAGAAAAAGGCATTCCAAAAGACTGGCTGTAGGAAACAATAAATGCCAATCAGGAAAACAAAAAAGGGATGGAAATGGGGCAGCAAAGGCCCATTTAAAACCAAAAAGAAAGCTCTAAGAGTTGCAAGTGCTGCTTTTGCTTCTGGATATCAAGGCGAAGGAATGATTAAAAGATCGTATCTTGAGCAAATTATTCGAGAAGAATATGACCTTTATATGGAAGAGGAATCAAGAGCAAAGCAAGACAAAATTGCCAAAAAAGAAAAAGAAAAGACTGCAAAAGATGCAGTAAAAGAGATTCCTGCTGATGATAGTTTTTCTCCAAGCCAATCGCCCGAAGAAGCGGACAAAACAACTCACAATTGCGTTGTTGGCGTTATTACTCAAGACCGCGAAGAAGACGGCAAAAAAGGGAAAGAATTGGAAAAACCTGCCACGGACAAAGAGCAAGACAAAGCCAATGCAATTTGTTACGGAAAAGCCAGAAAACAAGGTGGAGCAACCTTAAACAGAGGCAAAGAGACAGAAGACGAAATAAGAAAAGCCAGGCCAGGAGGAGAACAATAATGTCCTCAAGCATCTCTCTTTCAGAATTAGAAAAGATCGTTGAGCAAGTCATTTCAGAACAGAAATGGGGCAAGAAACAAGGCAGAGACTATTCTAACGAAAAGAAAACAGCAGGCGATCCTGAGAATATTGCTCGCAAGCAAGCAAGAAGGGATGCTGAAAAGAAAGGTCTTGTAAAACCTGGTGATGGAAAACATGTTCATCATCCAAATGGCGTTGACCCATCTGCAAAAAATGGTGGAGATTATGAGATTGTCGATGCAGCTGATAATTTAGGTGGCAAAGAATCACCAGGAGATCAGCGAGCAAGAGGCAAACCAACAGTTAAAAAATCAGTTTTGATTAAGATTATTGAAGATGAAGTCGATGCTGAACTTGAAGAAGGAATTGGATCTGCCATTTTAGGGAAAGTTGCAGGAACAATTGGCTCAAAAGCTGCCAGTTGGTTGGCCGGGAAAGCATTTGATAAAGTCACTGGAGCAGACGAAGAAGATTCTGACGAGATAGATCCAGAAAATATCGAGTTCGACGACAAAGCAGAAAATGTTGAAGACTTCTTGGATAAACTTGATGAACCAACAAAAAAGATTGATAAGAAAAAACTAGCAAAAATATTTATGAACAAAGCCGCCGAAAAGCTCGGTCTTGGAGAGAGGAAATAATCATGATTACTTTAAAGAAACTTTGGTCAGTTATCAAATCTTATTGGAAGCTTCCATTGGCAATTGTCGTCGGAATCATTGGCCTTTTGGCTCTAAAGGGTAAGGACAATAAAGCCAAAAAGATTCTCGATGCAGCAAATAAAACATACGAAAAAGAAAAAGAAATCATTAAGGAAGCACAAAAGCAAAAAATTGCTGTTAAAGAAAAAGTAGAGAAAGAATATAATGATGCTGTAAGATCTATCGAGACCGTTTACAAGTTCCAAAAGAAAACTCTTGATAATCAAAAGAAGAAAGAAATTAAAAAAATTGCTAAAAAGCATTATAATAACAAAGAAGAGCTTGGCTCAGAAATTTCTAACTTATTTGGAATAACATATGTACCTAGCAAAGATAACAATAATACTGATTAGTTCTATTTTTATTTCCTCAACATCCTTTGCAAATACAACAACAAGCACAACAGGAAAGTTTACATTTTTAAAAAAGGGTGAAAAAGCTCCTTACGAAGGAACTCTTTTTGATCCTGTTGCAGTTGCAAAAGTAATTGCAGATAAAAAATATCAAGAAGAAAAGTGCAAAGTTGAGATAGATTATGAAAAAGCAATCTTAAAAGCAGGTTGCGACAGAGACACTCAGTATTTGAAATATGTTTTGGATATTGAAAAAAACAAACATGATGCCATTTACAAAGCACAGAAAGAAGAAATCCAAACATTAAGATCGTTGGCCAAAGGCGACAATACAACTTTGTGGGCAATCATTGGCTTTGCCCTTGGAGCAGGAACATCAATTGCCATTTTTTATGCGGCAACAGAGATAGCAAAATGAAAGATCCAGATTATCTTATAAAGGTTGAAAAAGCCATAAAAGAGAAATATGGCGACGAAGCAATCCAAAACCCAAAAGCGAATTGGGACGACGAAAAAGAAAAGGATTATCTTGAACAAATCAAGAAATCTTATAAAGTGCGGAAAGAAAAAGAGAAAATTGAGGTAGATGGCATTTTAATGCCCAAGAAACTATTTATTAAAGATTCTGATCGCACTTGTCCTGTTTGCAATACATATTCATTCAGCATGAAAGACGATCTTTATATGACAAAATTTAAATGCTGTTTTAAATGTTATATACAGCATGTAGAAGGAAGAGAAGAAAAATGGCAAAAGTCACAAAAGAACTAATTGAACAATTAATCGTAGAAGAACTATCAGAAATTGATGAGGGTGCTCTTGATAGATTCAGAGCAAAACTTAATACTGCTGGAACTGGTTTGGCTACTGGAGCTGCTAATCTCGCTAAGAAAGCAATTAATCCACTCATGAGAAAGGCTGGGCGGGAAGAGTTTGCAGAGCTTGATCCTAAACTTGTAAAGCAAATGAAAACTCTAACTTTGAGAATGAATAAAGCGGGAAGTCAAGTTCAAAAAGTTTACAACGACATTTATAAAGATTATATGTCCCTAAAAGGGCAAATGGATGATGCCGTCCAACAAGCAGCAGCAGAAACAATTGAGCCAAAATTACAGGCAGCTCGCGGCGCGTTGGCGGACCTTATGAAGACCGGCGACGAGTTTAAGGCCAAAGTTGGAGAAAAAGCCAAAAAAGGTTCAGCCCAAGACACCGAACTTGGAAGAGGAACCCTAGAAGAAGAGGAAGAAGGTCAAGAATAATGGCAGACAGCAATATTGTAGAAATCGTTAATGGAATCTCACAAGCAGCAGCAAACGCTTATGATGGTGCATTAGATGAAAAAGGGCAACCACTAAAAATCGGTCTTCAAAGAGAAGAAGGAAATCCAATTCTCGACAGAAGAGTTATGGATGGCTTTAATGTTAAGATTTCTGGCAATATTTTGACCATCAATTACCAAAGCCAAATCTCACTCAAAGAAGTTTACATGAACGACTTTGAAGGAGAAATCGCTCAAAGACTTGAAGACATTGCAAACTTCCTAAAGAAAGAATATCGTCGCATTAAAAAGTCTTCTCTTTCGTTAACAAAGCACGATAAAGAGCCAAATGTCTATGTCCAAAGCATGAACAAAAGACATTCTTGGTGCAATGCAAGTCAAACATACAAAATTGGTGGAATTCCTGATAATCCAGAACTTGGAACAACTGTTGAAGAAAGATTGAATAACTCAATCAAAAATTGGATTGGTTTTGGTAAAGAAGATCTCTCTGCAAAAGCACCAGAAAATGTGAGCGGCAAACGAGATGAAGAGCCAAGAGAATGAAGCTTACAAAAGAATACCTTAATGAATTAATTGCCGAAGAAATACAGTCATTAAAGCTAGAATCTATTTGGCAACAAGAAGAAAATAGAATTAATTTATTGCATGAGCAATTTAATTTAATATCTGAAAATCTTGATGAAGGTATTCTTGATAAATTAAAGCATGTTGCTCTAGATGTTGCAGGTACAATTCCTGGAATTGGCGAAGCTGCTGATCTTACAAATGCTTTATTGTATGCGAAAAAAGGCGAGTACCTGCAAGCTGCACTATCAGCCATTTCAATGATTCCTGGTGTCGGCGATGCAATTGGTAAAGGCGGAAAACTGGCTATATATCTTGGCAAGGCTGGAAAGATTGCCAACATGATGAAAAATAACATTGGTAAAATTAAGAAAGTTCTTGCGGATTTGAAAGATACTCCTGTTCTTGGTGGATTTGTGGACGAAATGGAAGCTGCTATTGTGAAATTTATCAATGATCTTGCGACAGAAAATCCAAAATCGACAGAAGTGGTTAAGCAATTGTCTGCGCTTGCAAACACAAAACCCGCCGAAGATGCAAAAGGTCCAGCTCCAGCTCCTGCACAATAAACTATTTATCTAATGTATGTCACAATACCTTTCAAAAAAAGATCTCGTAAAAGAAATTGTTAAATGCGGAAAAGATCCAGTCTATTTTATCGACAATTACTGCAAAATCTCACATCCAACTCGTGGACAAGTAGCGTTCAAGACTTGGGATTTTCAGAAAGATTTATTATACAAATTTAACGATTATCGTAATAACATCATCCTAAAATCAAGGCAGATGGGCATCTCTACAATTACTGCTGCTTATGTGTCATGGATGATGCTATTTCATCGAGACAAAAATATCCTGGTCATTGCAACAAAGTTTAGCACAGCAGCAAACCTTGTCAAAAAAGTAAAAGCAATGATTAAAAATCTGCCTCCTTGGTTTGACCAGCTGGCCCAAATTGCAATTGACAATCGTTCATCATTTGTCCTTAACAATGGTTCAGAAATTAAAGCGTCATCAACATCAGCAGATGCTGGTCGTTCAGAAGCACTTTCACTTCTTGTGATCGATGAGGCAGCGCACATTGAAGGCTTTGACGAATTGTGGACAGCCCTGCAACCTACAATGGCAGCTGGTGGTCGATGTATCGCTCTCTCATCTCCAAACGGTGTTGGCAATTGGTTTCACAAAACATATGTTGCAGCCGACACAGGAGAGAGTACATTCCATCCGACAATACTGCACTGGACATTGCACCCTGAAAGGGATCAAGAATGGTTTGAGGAAACAACAAAAAATCTTTCAAGAAGAAAGATCGCACAAGAATATGAATGTAATTTTAATGCTTCTGGCGAGACAGTTGTTCACGCTGATGACTTAACAAGAATCGAACAACATTCTTCAGAACCAAAACATCAAACTGGATTTGATAGAAACTTTTGGATTTGGGAAGAATACGACAAAGAAAACAAATATATTCTTGTTGGTGATACTGCTCGTGGGGATGGAAAAGATTATTCAGTTTTTCACATTTTTGATATCGCAACAATGAATCAAGTTGCAGAATATCGTGGCAAACCAACAACTGATCTGTTTGCAAGAATATTATATGATGCCGGAAGAGAATATGGCGATGCAATGCTTGTTATGGAAAACAATAACATTGGATTCTCAGTTCTTGAAAAATTAATTGAAGCAGAATATCCAAACATATATTACTCTGTCAAAGGCACACACGAATATCTTGAGCAATACGAAGCAGAAAGTGTTTCTAATTCTGTGCCTGGTTTTACAACTTCTCAGAAAACTCGGCCACTTATTGTGGCTAAAATGGAAGAATTCATCAGAAATAACCTAATTACTATCAATTCTGTTCGTTCTTTCCAAGAGTTAAAGACTTTTGTGTGGAAAAATGGAAGACCTGAAGCTCAAAGAAGTTACAATGATGACCTTGTAATGTCATTGGCAATAACTTGTTGGGTCAGGGACACTGTACTGGAGGAAAGCACAAAAGATCTTAAATATAAACGAGCGTTCTTAAATTCAATGGTTGTGGCAAACACAAAATTTAATACTACAATTCCTGGTATGATTGGCTACAAAAAAGAGCAAAACTTTGATAAAATGAACGAAGCAAAAAAAATATATAATGATTTTGGCTGGATTATTAAAGGATAAAAATGGCAAACAATAGAAATAACAAAAACCCAAGGAATCCCGATTCGATACTTTATAAGGCATTAACAAGGATCTTATCAGGCCCACTTACACAATATCAGCAACAAAACCCAAGACAACTAAAGAGATGGCAGCTAGACAAATATAACTTCCAGTCTGCTGCTGGTTTGCAATTTAAAAAGACCACTTACAATCCTTTTGATAACATATATGCCAATTCAATCAATCATGCCGCAAGAGCTGAAAGGTATGTTGATTTTGACCAGATGGAATATACTCCAGAAATTGCATCTGCTCTCGACATCTATGCAGACGAGATGACAGTTTCTTCTCCTCTTCAAAAGCTTCTGACAATCAATTGCCCAAACGAAGAAATTAAAGAACTCCTAAATAATCTTTTTTATAGTGTCCTGAATATTGAGTTTAATATTTTTGGATGGTGCCGAACAATGTGCAAATATGGAGATTACTTTCTTTATTTGGATATTGATGAGAATACTGGTGTTAAATCTGTTGTTGGCCTTCCACCTGCCGAAATCGAAAGAATGGAAGGAGAAGACAAAACAAATCCAAATTATGTTCAGTTTCAGTGGAATTCTGGTGGATTGACATTTGAAAACTGGCAAGTTGCACACTTTAGAATCCTTGGAAATGATAAGTATGCTCCTTATGGAACATCAGTTTTGGAAGCTTCAAGAAGAATTTGGAGACAACTTTCACTTATAGAAGATGCAATGATGGCATATCGTGTTGTCCGCTCTCCAGAAAGAAGAATTTTTTATATTGATGTTGGTGGTATTCCAGAAAAAGAAGTCGAACAACATATGCAAAGAATTGTAACATCAATGAAGAGAAATCAAGTTATTGATGAGACAACAGGCCGAGTTGACCTTCGTTACAATCCAATGTCAATTGATGAAGATTATTTCATTCCTGTTCGTGGTTCAACCGGCGGAACAAGAGTTGAGTCATTGCCTGGTGGGACATATACAGGCGACATCGATGATGTAAAATATCTTCGTGACAAATTATTTTCAGCATTAAAGATTCCTCCTTCATATCTTACACAAGAAGGCGAGGGCGAAGATAAGACAACTCTTGCACAAAAAGATATTCGTTTTGCAAGAACAATCACAAGACTTCAAAGAAGCGTCGTGTCGGAGCTTGAAAAGATTGCAGTTATCCATCTTTATACTTTGGGCTATACTGGTAATGATTTAATCTCATTTAAGCTTCACTTGAAC